ATGCAACCCATCTTCGCCGCCGCGATTCTGGACGCGACGAGTTCGGCTTCCTCGTAGCCGGCAAATACGTTCGTTTTCGACATGACGGCGTAGGCCCACGGAACCCCTCGCCTCTGGTTGATGCGCCACGGCGAAAACAGGTGAATCATCTCCTCGGCGGGGATTCGTTCCCGCGTCTGGTAGGCGCGCCACTCCGAGTAGTCGTTCGTCCCTCTCCTCGTGACATGGTACGCAACCGGGCGTCCCCACGGATTGATCTCCACGCCCATGACGATGCGGTATCCACCGGGAAGTTCGGAGTTGAGGTCTTCGGAAACGGCGTCAGGCTCGATGAGCTGAAGGGCGAAACGGTGCTTGTTGTCGAACCCGTTGACAAGCCTGACGAACACCTCGCCGTCACGCGCCACCGTCCTCATGCAAATCTCCTGCAAGGACGCCCACGAGTGTTTCCCGGTAACGTCGGGCGAGTTCCTGCGGAATCCCCACTCCTTCCATGCCGCCTCGACGGCAATATTCAGCTTCTCGTCCATCGACCAGTCAGCCTTACGCACCTTGCTCTGGTAGCTGATCCCGTTCGGGCCGAGGACGTTGATGCACACCATCCCGATGAATTTCTTGACGTAGGGGTTGTTGATCGACAGGTCGCGTGAGCGCGCACGGATGCGGGGAAGTTGCGCCCTGAGCATCTCGTCAATCGTCAGGTTCGCCGGTGACCACGATGCCACCAACCTGTCGGCGCGTGCGGCTGAAAACCCGGAAACGCTACGCTTCCCGATGCGCTGATACCCCAGTTTCCGCATTATGCGCTCAAGCATCAGAACCTCACATAGACGTTCCCGCCCGGATCAAGCCCCTTGCGGATGCGCTCGGCGCGCAATTCGCGCTCGTATTCGGCCCTGTATTGCTGCCTGAGCCTCAGAAGGTCTGGGAGAGGGGTTTTCTGGAGGGAACGCCCGTTGATCGAATAGGAAAGCTGATCGGCTGTAGCACGCCGCTCGATGACGGCCTCGATGGCGTCGAGCACTTTCTTGACATGGCTTCTTCCGTCTAGGCCGATGACGTATTCTGTCGGCCCCGCCACCACTTCGCACGCGCCGGTATCGACGATGTACTTCTCAAGTGAACTGCCGGAACCTCGTTGAACGCTGGCTACCCACGAATACGAGCCTATCGGATAGGAAGCCGTGTTAGATGCCGATTCCGAAACGACGTAATCGTTCCCATCGGCAGACGCTGTGATCGAAAACGCGCCGGACGGCCCCGCGAAGCTGTATTCGAGAGTCCATTCCGATGCAGGACATTCGACGGATTCGCCGGAGGAGTTGACATAACGAGTTCTGCTAGCTTCTCGACGCCATATCAGGGTAACTCCTCGGTAGATCGTCGTCGGTTCCTGCATCAAAATGGCCCCTTTTTTCCCCGCCGGGGCTTCACGCCCATGCCATGTCGCCACGGCTAAAGGAGAGAGGTGGAAGATAGTCTGCGCGGATTATAGCACAGTTTTCCGTTTTCTCATGCGGAAAATCCTAAATTTACCGAAACAGATGCTCAATGAACCGAAATCCATAGCAACTTTTACTCAGATTTTTCTTGACAAGGTGTCGTTATTCTGCATCTTGAGGCACTTCCAACACCCTTCCGCGTGTCCTGCGTTGCATGAATTCCTCGATATTAGCCGTGTGAGCGATCATCCTCCTGCCGATGATCGCCGCAGGAAGGCCCTCCTTGAGCAATTCGTACAGCATCGGCTTTGAAATGCCGATATAATCGGCGATGGCTTGCGCCGTGATCAGGATCGTCGCGCTCTTGACGGGCGATCCGCTCATATCCTCATCCAGTTAGACCTTCTGTTTAGCCAACTACCAGAATGATGCGGCTTGCGAACGGCCTGGGCGTTCTGATCCGGCGATACCTGCGGTTTACGGGCCTCTGCGATCAGGCGAAGGCCGCCGCCGGGGAACTCCATCTCGACGCAAGCCGCCGCCAGAACCTCGGCGTCTAGCAGGTGGTTCGGCCTGTTGTTTCGGTTAACCCATTCCTCGCGTCCACGCTCGTCGATCTGCTTCTCCTCGGCGATGATCTGTGCCGCATAGTCCGTCCCCGTGTCCCGATGCAGGAACGTCGCCCCCGGCAGTTCCCTCGTTTCGGGGTTTGCAGACAACTTGAGCCGGTAGTGGAGCTGATCCTTCGCCTTCGACGTGTCAATCGACAGGATGCGGAGTCCGGCGGGAAGCTTTTTCCCGCTCGGGGTCGATAGAATCTCGTTGCCGAGTCGAAGCATCCCCGGAAGCGTCGTGCTCGATCCCTTCGTTCCCCAGAGCGCAACCCCTGCGCGCCCACGGTTTCTCAATAGCCACAGGTATGTTTCCTCGGTCATGGACATATCCTCGTACTTCTCGCCGCCGCCCGTGTCGATGCAACACCGGAATATCCTCATCGTGCGGCCCGTGTCCCCGACAGGCCATGCCGTCTCGAAAACAAGCGTTTCCACTTCCTCCCATGTCTGAAGGAACCCGTAGTGGATCGTCCAACTCGTCATGTTCGCGGCCCATGCCTTGACGACGAACCAGAAACCGCTCTGCTGAACGTCGATCCCGCAGGTCAGGCGCACGGCTTCCTCGGGTACGGTCTGAGGTGGAACGGCGCACCGTGAGGCCAGTATCTGCTCCGCGCTACCGGAGATGACCTTCACGCGCCACGGCTCTGCGAGGTGCTTGTTGTGGAAGTCCTTGAACTTGTTTATATCTGAAAGGCCACGCAGGAACGACGCGGCGATCTCCGACAGGGAAACGAAAGGCGAAAGCCAACTAGGCAGGTGGAAGCCGATCTTCAGCGGGTTTCTAGATTTCAGCGATTCGTTGAGCGGCTCCCCGGTTTCCCTGTCGCGCCACCCTCCGGCCCTCACGGCGGCATCGCGCTCGTAGTCGTTCCACCTCGCAAGGCAATGCGGACACTCGTACCTAGCCAACTTGTCCGTTTCGATGACGGCGGGGTCTTCCGAGTGTTGCTTTCCGTCCTGGGCTGGTTCAGACGCTCTCGGCCAGACGATGCGCTTGAACTCCATCTTCTGGGTTTCGCCGCAAGCCGGACATTTCACGAAATAGTCGTAGATGACCTGCGCTTCCGTCGTCAGGGCCCGCCAAATGTTCCCCGTTTCCGTAGTCGGCGTGCTCACCTTCCAGATTTTCCGGCTGTAGCGGTATGTGATCGTCCGGGCCTCGCCGAGGGAAATCGGATCTGCCTCGCGCTTGCCGACCGTATCCATGTACTTGTCCACCTCGTCGAAGAACATGAACCGGATCGGCTTGTTGGCAAGACGCGACGCGGATCGCGCCCACGCGATGTAGACCTGCATGTGCTGTAGATTCACGCGCAGTTGCGATGTGTCGTCATCGACGCCCGTCATGTAGGAGCGCAGACGTGGGCTGTTCTTGATCATCGGCTGAATCCGGTCTTGAGAGTTCTCCTTGCCGGTCAGCTCGTCGGGATAGATGAACATTGACGGGCCGGGATCGCGGTCGATGGCGTACCCGAGACAGTTCAGCAGAAGCTCCGTGCCGCCGCATTGCGGCGACTTGCACAGGATGACCGTCTGCACGGATGGATACCATGAGGCGTCCATGACGCCGGAAAGATACGGCGTGACGTTGTTGCGCCACCGGCCCGGAAGGATGGAATTCGTGACATATCTGTATCGTTCGGACCATTGGCTTACGGGAATCCGGCGACGCTTCCGTAGCACCTTGCGCTCCGGGCCTGAGAACGAAACCAGGACGCGGAGACGCTTCTTGCCCTCGCGCACGCTTTCCGGCATCCACCGGCGCGATCTCGAAACGACTATCGCTTCAGATTTCTTCCTCGTCCTCTTCTTCCTCATCGTCTGTCGCCACGTCGGCAATGACCACCTCGTAATCCCTTTTCCGTGCGTAGCCGTCGATGTGCTCGTCGAGGTCTCGCACCATCGCGCCGATCAGATGTCCCGTCTTCCCGATGTCGCCGTCCACGAGACGAATCCAACTTGCGGCCTGTGATTGTACCCAATGCTTAAGGCCCGCTTCCAAGATGCCGGCCCTCGCCGCAAGCTCGATCTCCATCTGATCGCGCTCGATGTAAAGGCCCTGTTCTTTCCGAAGGCGCAGTTCCTTGCGCTCGACCTCGATCTCAAGGGCACGCAGTTCCCTTTCCAGTTTTTTTTGACGAAGGGCGACTTCGTCGTCGCCCTCCCTTTTCCCCGTATCGTTGCGCTTTAGCCACGCCTTTGCGTATCGGTCCAGCTCCTCCTTGTGGAAGTAGCCGTCGGCATCGGCAAGGAAACGTCCCTTCTTGCGGTCGTTCTTGAACGTCGTGGACTTGATCTTCCACCCGTTTTGTTGCAGGTACACGAGGGCCGCAGTCATGCTCGGGAATTTCCCCGCCGCCGCCGCACGCGATTGCGGAGGGTCAAGCTCATCGAGCATAGCTGACAGGGCCTTTTCAGCCGCTTGCCAATCCCGAAGCCGCGCCGCCGTTGGTTCCTCGCTGTACAGTTTCCCTGTAGCCATCCATGCCTGAGCAAGAGTTTCGACTTTTGAGCGTGACGCCGACCTCTTCGGCAGGGAATTCACCATTTTTTTTACACGGTCAACATCAAGGCCCATATACAACCAAATATCCTTCACGGCTTCGCCGTGGACATCGCCTCGCGCATCGCACGTCTGAAATTCTCCTCCCACGTCCGCTCAATCGTCCGTCTGGCAACCTCGTAGAACCTGTAAATGCTCCTGTAAGTAGGTTTACGGACAAAAATCATCACGGGCGTTATCGTCGAACCGCCCGAATAACCAGTTCGCTTGTAAATGCCGTGCCTGAGCCTACCTCCCGGCTTCGCAACGAAATAGGCGATCCCCGGCGAACCCCTCTTGCCCCTCAAAAGACGCGCACGGCCCTTAGCCGTCATGTTCGAACGGTATCCCTGCTCCCCGAACGCGCTCAGGTACGACAGGATTTGCACGATCTGTCCCCGTGACATATTACCGTATGCATCCAGGTCGGCCCCCGCACCCGGTACGACGTACATATTGGAAGGCAAAACGCCGATCCGCTGAAGTGCCGCCTCGAACCGCTTCACGTTGCGGTCTTGCGCGAAGATGTTGGGACTCATGTATTTCGTCGCCGGAGTACCCTTCCCAGCCCATTCCCGAAGGTAAACCATCGACGACAGGTTGCTCTTCGTCGCGGGTTTAAGAAACAAACTGCCTAACGTGTACGGCGTCGGGCGGTCGAACACCTTCTTCATCTCCGCTTCGAGGTCTGCCTTCACGTCCTGGCCCGTCCGCGTCAACGCCAATGCCGTCGCGTAGGGAAGTTGCTTCTTCTCAAGCTCAGAAAGCATCTCCTTCGCCTTGTCCATGCCCTCAAAACGGATCAATACTTGCATATGAGCACCTGCCGATTTGTCAATTCCAAAATCAAATTTTACGGAGCCGAACGCCGAGGCTCGAATTACCCGCGATCTTTTTCGCCCAGGAAGAACCTATTTTTTTACGAACCGCCGTTGCCGCCGTCTTCGTCCTCTTCTATCGAGATCGTCGCCGTCTTTTTCGCCATTGCCAACAGCGTTAGCATTGCGATGTCCTTTGCCGGGGTCGTATCGAAAACGTCGATGGTGAGCTTCGCCCCTCCCGAGGCGGTTGTCTTGAACCCTCCGATCTGCGCTTTGAACCTCATGCCGTTCTCCTTTCGCGTGTCTTGTGCATCTTGTTCTTGGCGTCATCTTCTCCAGAGCCTTTTCATCGTGTCCTCTAGAGACGCGATGTCCTGCAATAGTATATCACGGAAGGCTTCTACTCTTTCTCTGTTTTTTTCGTCCGTCGAGTTC